TTGAGTTTCTTTCCAGTTTTCTCTGAATAACGCTCGGTTGTGATTGGAGGAAAGATGAACTGTAGGGATGCCTCAATTGTGCCCATTTTATCTTTAAGTCCTGCCAGAAGTACCATAGCTTTTGGCAAATCGAATTTAAAACCGTTTCGCTCTTGCTTATAGATGATGGCTGCGACTTTGTGTTCGAGGTCGATACTTTCTTGCGAGAAACCATGATTGTCCTTCTCCTTTAAAAGTTCAAAGTAAGTTAACTCCAGTACTTCTACATCACGCCTGCAATACTTCTCAAGCAAACCCATGTGTGGCTGGTCAAACGGTAGAGTGCTCTTCTTGTCAAAAGAGAGTTTGTTGATCCTGTGCCAGACTCTCTTGTAGTCTATCTTCTTCCTTCCTAGCCTGTTGCCCCAACTTTCTAGGCTGTGTCCGTTTTCTCTGTTTGGACTCATCAGCCTTGACATGACTAGGGTGTCTATGCACATCGATGGAGTTATCTTCGTATTCCATAGCCTGTTCAAGATTGGGAAGTCGAAGTTGATTCCGTTGTGCGCTACTACTTGTGGTTGTGCCTCTAACATTTTTAATAAAGTGTCTGCCTTGTGATGACATCTAACTTCTCCGCTTCTTAGTTCCTTTGTTACGCATAGGTGGATCTGGCTCAACTGGGAGTTTGTCTCTATGTCCAGGAAAACTATCGACTTCTGTCCATCTTGATTCATCTTCGCTCTTCTTTAATAGGGTACCATCATCTGTTAATAGGTACAACGTCAGGACACCACTCTTATTTATTACGCTTGTAACGCTTATCGGCTTCATTTGCTATCCTCCTTAACTCTGAAGCTGCTACCACAAATGCCTTCTGTGTATCATCCATCGTAGGCCACTGCTCAATCTCTGACATCAGTCTAAAGCAGGCAATACAATATACACCTGTTTTATCAACTTTGCAAATTGTTTTACATGGACTCATTTGATGCTGTTCTTCAGGTTCATCAGTTCTGTATTAAGCCGAAACACCAAGGCATCTAAGGTACGATTCTCATCCTCAAGCCTTTCCATCCTAGCCCTCATCATAGCGTTCTCACGCTCTAACTCGGCACAGTAGGCAGACACATAAGCATCCAAGTCAGCCTTAGTTTTTATGTAGTCTAATGGGTTATAGGGACTAAGTTCAACCTCATAGGGCACACCAGACACTCGTTGCTTAGACATTTAATCCTCCTTATAAGCCACCCAAAGGGCGAAGATAATGACAAATAACAGAAAAAGCAGGTAGTTAGTCATTTTGTAGCCATCCAATAAAGCCCTACGTTAGAAAAGGCATAACCGGCATACACCACCAACAGAGCAATGTTACCCTTCATACCCTGCTCTGCGGCGATGTAGGCATAGATGCAGCCGGTTACGATGATCAGCAAGCTACTCATGCTTGCTTTAAGAGTGCTAGGCAGTCTTCAAGTGCATTCATCAGTGCCTGCCTTTCAGGATTGTGGGCATCAGAGTATTTTCCACTGACCTGCCTTAGGTCAATAAACTCTAGCACCAAGTCTTCCAGCTTCTTATCGATGCTCATAGCAGGAGTGGGGCTATCATCAGTAAAAATAAGACACTCAACATTACCACCATCGCCCAGTCCAACATAGGTATCCACCTCCAGTTCTAACTTCATTTTAGATAGTCTCCATAGATTTTAAGAAAGTCCATCACGTCACGCTTTGCATCAGAGTCGAGCAAGTGCCCATATTCTTCAGGATGATTAAACTTGCTAATCAGTTTAACGGCAACCTTGATCTGTGCTGTCAGTTCCTCGTTGACCTCTTCAAGGTCTTTAATGCGCTCTTCTAGCTGCTCAAGAGCACTATAGTCAACGGTGTCGTAGTCAGCATCATTCCAATAGTCATAAGAATATTCAGTCATTTCAAGCCTTTCAGTATTGATGATATAAAAGCAAAGCAACCTATCAGTAGTGCGGATGTCATTTTATCTCCTTTACCATGAGTAGCAATAACCGTGTTCTTCATAAAAATCACCTAATTTGCTTTCTTCAACTATAAACAACTTATGATATTGATTAGGTTGAGAATAAAACCAATTATCATGTCGCCTACGGCATTCCTTTAACGATCCTTCGTAAATCTCAACCGCACAATAGTCGTCTTCGCCAGAATACTCGTAACCAATAAGAATATAAGTTTTTTTCTTAGTCATAGTGCGGCCTCCGTTATCTCATTCATGCGGCCTGTGTGCTTATCGTAGAGAACGGCACAGGCTTTACCAGTCTCTCCGCTGTATCGGTTTTTGATAACCCTGACCCTAGTGGTGTTTCTCTCAATTGGGTCTTCATGCTGTGCTGCTCTTTCCAATCCTAACACCATATCAGCCAATTGTCCAATACTTGCTGAACCCCTTAATTGGGACAGACTAGTGGCTGCGCCTTCTTCGTGGCCTTTGCCCTCTGGCCTGCGGAGATGGGACACCACAAACAAGGCAACCCCTGTCTCTTGCACAATCATTCGCAGCTTAGTCATAATCTCATCAATGGCTTTGCGCTCGTCTCCATGATCCTGAGCAGACACCACGATAGAGACATGGTCTAGCAGGATATACTTGCAGTCTAGTCCTTTGGTGAAGTACCTAACCCGATTGATGATGTTGTCGATTGCGGTAGAGCCAAAGCAGTCATAAAAGAAAAGCCTATCAGAGCCAAGGGTCTTATCAAAGGCTTCCTTCTTAGCCGATTCTGTTGCCTCAGTCTCTGCCAAGTGCAATGGCTTATTGATCGCTAGCGACATCAGAGACAAGGCAGTCCGCTTAACCGATTCTTCCAAGAACATAATCCCGATATTGTCTTTAGTCTCGCAGAGCAACTGCCATATCACTTCTCGGATGAATTGAGATTTGCCAAGGCCGGAGCCAGCAGTAACCACCACCATTTCCTGTTGCCTGATACCGCCTGTCATGCCGTTCAGGCCGGCATAGGGATAGTGCGCCTGAGCCTTTGGCAAGGGCTGCATAACCAACTCAAACAACTCAGAGCCGGCAACGATACCATCGGGCACATAGGTCTCTGCCGCCCACCATGCCTTCACGAAGTCCGCAGATTTGTTGTCCTTGAGATAATCGCAGGCATCTTTGTAAGGCTTAGACATTTTCATGATCTTGACCTTACTGCCAAACAGGTCAGCAACGGCTAGAGCTGCTTCCTGCCCAGGTTCATCGGCATCGAATGCAAGCACCACAGTCTCAAAGCTGTCAATGTACTCAAACTGTGCTTGGCAGTCCTTCACAGCCGACTGTGCCCCATTCTTGATGCTCACCACAGGATAAAGTGAGCCTGTCATCTGAAAAGCCGCCAAGGCATCTAATTCGCCCTCGCAGATGGTCAGATATTTACCACCGGCAGGATACCTATTCTGACCGAATAAGATAGCCTCTTTGATGTTGCCTTGTGACCTAAATTGCTTGTCAGCGACTGATCTGACCTTGAAAGCCACCTCAGTGCCTCTATCGTCAGTGTAGGGATAATAATGTTCTGTCCCTGATTGTCTGACACCATATGCTTCGCAGGTAGCTTTTGTGATACCTCGCTCAGGTATGCTGAGGAATTGACCGCTAATGCCCTTTAGAGGCTCTACACCGGGTTTCTGTGTCATCGGTAGTACCTTACCCCTTCCTTGGTCAACGGAGCCGTCTGAGGCCCTGCTATGGGTTTTACAATTAAAACAGTATTCGGAGCCGTCAGAGTACACAGCACGGGCATCAGAGGAACCACAGCCCTCACAGGCTATGTGTTTTATAAATTTAGACTGAGTTTGCATTAATCCTAATCCTCTCTTGAGCTAATTGGTCAATGATTGCCAAAAGGGCAACACAAGTACCAGATTCTGGCTTAGTGCGCTTCAAAGCCTCATAGACATCATTTAATAAGGTCTCAATATCGGTCGAGCCATGAGCCAATAGATCAACACAATCAGAAACACAAAACCAATAAATTCTTTCTAAGTCATCATTTTCCATTGAGTGCTACCTTTCTTAATAGTTACCTATATAGTTAAAGATTTAAATACTTATTAAAGTCTTCTTTCATAATAGACTATTTAGTCAATATAGTCTTTAATAGCAAGAATCGTGCCAGCTTGTTATCGGGACTGCCAAGGGTCATCGTTACCGTCATCAAAACCATCAATGCCCGCTAATGGGTCTAAATCGCTCTCAGTGCCTTCCTCGACTTCGTCCATCTCCGACATCAAACTGACATTGCCAACGGCACAGAGGTCGGTTTTAATCGATTTTAGGCACTGTCTACACATAGAGAGATAATCCCTAGTGTAAACTGACCTAATAGTGGTCTCGTAGTCCGTCAATGCCTCATTACAGGATCGGCAGCGCATTAGGATGTCCCCTTTTTAATACATAGGGCATCAAAGGCCTGCATTGATTCACTGAAATAGGTATCTCTCAATAAATCCTTTTCATATGCTAGCTGTAGTCTTTTTTGATCTTCGGCTTTCACTACATAATAGGCAAACTCGATCAAATCGTCTTCGTTTCCATGCCAATTCCCGAAATCGCTGTGATCTAGTCTTTCATCTAAAATGTCCACTACTTCCTCGTTAGTTAGTAGCATGATAAAACCTCCTTTTGCTTGTTGGTAAAGTGAGACAGCCTAGATTCTATCAGGGCTTCGTGCACAGATGCAACAGCGTAGGCATCGAACCCGCCAATATGCCATCGATAAGGCCCTAAAGGGATATGGTCCAGCTTCCAATCGTAGACGGTAGCGACTGAGCCATCCTCGAATTCAATAAACCACTCTGCATTGGTCTTATCGCCTATGAACACAGTAGGCGCCCCAAAGCATCGGCACAATTCGTCATATGTGGCGTTGACATAACCCCGTAGACTGCTCATGTTAGTCTGATCTGCGCTGCATTGTTTGTGCTTCATTCTTGTCCCTCCATTGAATCAATCCCTAAGTCCTCCGAAATGTAAGCCATTGCGGAACACAATTCAGACCATTGATCGTCATACTCTGAAACGCCTTCGGGTATTCCATGCTCTCTGTAAAAGTGTAAGGCATTCCATATTAATGACAAATTCCCTTCCATATCGTTAGCATTCATGTTATTCCTCCGTTATTCCAGCGCATCGAATAGCCATGCCCGAAAGAACTTCGGGAATAGAGTCTTGCCCAATCTCGTAAACGATTGGAGAGCCATCTACTGTCAGAGCCGCATACTTTTCAATTATGCCCTGATCTACACCCAGTCCAAGGGTTTCATCTAAATCACTCAATGATCCACATTCGACATAAACTAAGATTTTCATTATTGATTCTCCTCAATTAAACACCCAATGACATCGGGAAAGTACTTTTCCATCTCTTCAATGCTCTGCTCGTGTGCGTCCCAGTCGTGGGCGTGCATATCCAATTGACGCATTGCCTGAATAGCGCCAAGCAGATCCAAGTAAGCGCACCTAATTGCTGCCTTTTGTTCGTTAGTCATATTTGAACCTCCTAGAATGGGAAATGGTAGTTAACGCCTGTTTCCGTATCGAGCCAATAACCATCGCAAAATTCCCACTCCTTAATTCCAAACTTTGCGAGAATGTGGTTCGGATCGATCCACGATTCATAAGGGTCATAGTTTTTTGCTACAACTGCGGCGCATTTTTTTACAATTTCAATTTCGTTTTCAGTCATTTTTGTTGCTCCTTTGATTAGTCTAAGTCCCACGGTTTAAAAATCATGATAACACCTGCGCAGCCCAGCAATAAGACAGCGATACTTGCATATTCCCACATTGTCATTTTAAAGCCTCCGTTTAATGTTGATGATAAGATACATTTTTAACAGTATGATCCCAGCAGGCTCTACAATCTTGGCACTTGTTACCCTGAGATTGTGCTGGGCAGCTATAACCCTCGGCCTTGCCTTGATTGTGCACAGTGCTAGTATGATCAAAGCCTAAGGGCGCAGCAGCGTCAACCATTGCAGCCGATACCCGAACCACAAGATTAGCAGGGAAAGCCTGAAAAGTCCTTAAATATTGGTTAACTAGGCCCTTTTCACGGGTAGGTAGCCAGAATGATACATTGGGCAAAGCCTCCGCAATCTTGACGATATTGAGTAGATGTTGAAAACTCTGAAGATCGCCTGAATCGTGCCACCTAAAATAGGACTCGCCTGAATTGCCGATTAAGTAAATCATTGCTTCAGGCCATTGCGGATCAGTTAGCCCAGCAACTCGCTTGGCATGGGCAGCCTTTACGCTAGGGTATGAATAGTTAGCCTTGAGAGCATAGCAGCCTTCGCAGGTGCTGCCCTTGATCTTGGCAAGTGCTGCCCCTACCTTGCACAATGTAGCACTGATACCATAAGATAAGCCGGGCATTTTAGAGGGCTTGCCCAAGCTGCCCGTGATCTTGATTGCTGCTGCCTTGCTGCGTATTGGTGCTGCGATTGATAGTGCTGTCATTTTAAACCCCTTATAAATTAATTGAATAATACAGCCTGAGATTCTAACTTGTAAAGCGATGCAACCCTTGCGCCGGCTGGGTTATACCCGTAATCTAAAATTTTACCGTCAATAACGGCGAACACATGACCAGTAACTTGCACAATATATCGGCCTTTAGATATTAATGGAAGCATTTTCTCAATTGTTATACCTTGCGACAATCTTACACCCGATGCACGGGCGATAAATCGTGCGCTTTTCGTAGAACCATGAACCGATACCATTTTAATGCCTAAACGGCTGTACACTTTTGACCATTGTGACCAAAGCATTCCCCGCTTGGGTTTTCTCCCTGCTGCGGACAATAAACGATGAGCCAAGGGATATGGCGCCCCCAATACATTCGCCAATGCTCTCACTGTACAATCATTGGCTTCACCCTCGAATCGCTCAACGCCTTTGCAATCGCTCTTAATTAGTGCCATAAAAATCTCCATTGAATTAGTTACTGTATGACCATTATAACGGCTTAGATTCACTCAAAGATACTAGGGAAAACCCGTATCTCGACTAACCTACTCAGGTATTGTCGTTTATTTACAACACTGTGGTTTATCCCCAACACTATTGTTTTTATGCAACACAGCCCTAAGTGTGGTATAGAAACAACACAGCCTAGGTAGTGTTGTATTGGTGCAACACTGCCCCATATGTCTCTATTACACAACACTGTTGCTTTGATACAACACTGTCTCTATTGCACAACACTGTGGTAAAAACACTACATTGGTAAGTAAGCACTGACTAACATGACAGGGGGGGTGGGGTAGTGGCAATGTAGATAATATTGTTGAACCACCACAGATACAAAAAAGAGCAAAATAGACCTTTGTTGCTTATAAGAAAAAGAGCATAAGAATCAATTACTTATCTATTTTCCTGCATAGGCTAAACAGGGCTATGAAATCAGTGCTGGAATCTGTGCATTGCGAAGGCCTGAGCAGGCACAATAAAGGCAATAAAAAAAGGACTTGACAAATTAGCAAAAATGTGCTATAGTGCTCTATATTGATAGCACTGAGACAACAAGTACTAGGTTGTGCCTTAAAAAAAACATACATTAACAACTAACCTTAGGTCTTTGTGTTTCCTGTGCTGATCTATATTGGAGAGAAACATGGAAACAAAAGACCAAGATATTGTTCTTGTGTCTTCTTCCACCGATGCCCCTTCTATGCCTACACAGAATACGGTTTCTGTGTTACCTAAGAAGAACCCTAGAGGTGCAGGTCGTCCGAAGAAGGCTGCTATTGAGGCAAAGAAAAAGAGGGCTGTGTTAGGAAGGCCTCCCGGTGAAGCTGCACGCATAAGAGAATTTCATGCGAGGCTCTTAACCACAAAGGGTGACACGATCATCCAAACGATTATTAACAAAGCCTTGGACCCTACCGATAAAGACCAGGCAGCGATGTTAAAGATGTGTGCTGACCGCTTACTACCACTTTCCTATTTTGAAAAGCACGGTGCAGCCAGCAAAGCAGGCATCACAATTAACATTTCTGGTGTCACTGATGCCAAGGTAGAGGCAGACACCATTGATGCTGAAGACGTAGATTATGAATCTGGACATTAAGCTACTGCCTTGGCAGCAACAGGTGTGGAATGACCAGAGCAGGTTTAAGGTGGTCGCAGCAGGCCGTAGAACAGGTAAGTCAAGGTTAGCTGCATGGATGCTCATTGTTGAGGCATTGCAGGCTGACAGAGGTAATGTGTGGTATGTAGCCCCAACGCAGGGGCAAGCCAGAGACATTATGTGGCTCACGTTGTTGGAACTTGGGAACCCAGTGATTGAATCCTCCCATGTCAACAATATGCAGATCAAGTTAGTCAACGGTGCTGTCATCAGTCTAAAGGGCGCTGATAGGCCAGAGACAATGCGAGGTGTCAGTCTAAAGTTTGTTGTGCTCGATGAGTACGCAGACATGAAGCCTTCAGTGTTTGAGCAGATCCTCAGACCAGCACTAGCAGATTTAAAGGGCAAGTCCCTCTTTATTGGTACACCGATGGGTCGCAACCATTTCTATGAGTTGTACAACTATGGTGAGAAGAATGACGATAAAGAATACAAGAGTTGGCACTTTACCAGCTTTGATAACCCGCTACTTGACCCAAAAGAGATTGAAGCTGCAAAGAAGTCTATGTCTTCTTTTGCTTTCAGGACTGAGTTTATGGCTTCGTTTGAGGCTGCTAGTGGTGGAATCTTTAAAGAAGAATGGATAAAGATAGACGATGAAGAGCCCAAGGATGGTCGCTACTTTGTAGCAGTTGACCTAGCTGGCTTTGAGAACGTAGCTGCTGCCAACACAGCAAAGAAGAAGAGATTAGACCAGTCAGCGATAGCGATAGTTAAGGTTACTGCTGAGGGTTGGTGGGTTGCAGATATAGAGTTTGGACGGTGGGACATTAAGCAGACCGCACAAAAGATATTTGATGTGGTCAGAGATTATGAGCCTGTTTGTGTGGGCATCGAAAGAGGCGCACTAAAGAATGCCGTTCTACCTTATCTGTCTGATCTTATGCGTAAGTATAACAGTTACTTCCGCATTGAAGACCTCACACACGGAAACAAGAAAAAGACAGACAGAATCACTTGGTCTTTACAGGGCAGACTAGAGCACGGAAAGATTAGTTTTAATGAAGGCCCTTGGAATAGCGAGATCATCGATGAACTGATGAACTTCCCTAATGCCCAGGTGCACGATGACTTGATTGATGCCTTGAGTTACATAGACCAGATAGCGATTGCAGAGTACACCTCAGACTATGAGGAAGACGATTACACACCAATGGATGCCGTTTCAGGCTACTAGGAGAGAGCATGGAAGAGCAAGAAAACGAATACAACGGTAAAGAAGCTAAGATCACTGAGTGGGTCTTATCTCGTTGCCTGATGTGGCGCAACCACAGAGATGAGAACTACCTAGACTCTTGGCAAGAGTATGAGCGTCTATGGCGTGGTATCTGGTCTGGTGAAGACAAGACAAGAGACTCTGAGCGTTCACAACTGGTGACTCCTGCCCTCCAGCAGGCAATCGAGTCCCACACCGCTGAGATCGAAGAGGCTATCTTTGGTCGTGGCGAGAAGTTCTTTGACATCGTTGATGACTTTAAAGATCAGCAAAAGATAGATGTAGAGCAGATTAAGAACCAGATGTATGACGACTTTAAGAACCAGAAGGTCCGTAAGTCAGTCTCAGACATTGTCCTCTTAGGTGCTGTCTATGGCACCGGCATCGGTGAGATTACCATCGCAGAGAAGACTGTGCTAAGGCCAGCGATGCGCCCAATCGTAGAGATGGGTGTCTCTGCCATCGGTGTTGAGGAAGTGCCTAAGTTTGTTGTTGGCCTCAAAGCCATCAATCCTAAGAACTTCTTGATTGACCCCACTGCCACCAGCATTGAAGAGGCAATGGGCTGTGCGGTAGAAGAGTATGTGTCACTACACTCTGTCGTTGCTGGTATGGAGTCTGGTGTTTATAAAAAGGTTGATAACCTCGGTCAAGCCGCAGTAGACAGCGACATTGAGCCGGTACAGGAAGACGTTGAGTACCAGCAAGACAAGGTACTGTTGCTTCGCTACTATGGCTTGGTACCTAAGTACCTAATCGAGTCTGGCTCGGATGACGAGATTGTAGAACTGTTTGCCAAGAAGCAAGAAGAATTTGGCAACGAAGCAGCAGACTACACAGAGTTGGTAGAGGGCATCGTAGTTATCGCCAATGACCAGCACCTGCTCAAGGCTGAATTGTCGCCCTACATGATGGAAGACCGTCCCATCGTTGCCTTCCAGAACGACTCTATGCCTAACCGCTTCTGGGGTCGTGGCATCGCTGAGAAGGGCTACAATATGCAAAAGGCTATTGATGCTCAGATCCGTGCCCACTTAGACAGCCTAGCACTGACCACAGTCCCGATGATGGGCATCGATGCTACAAGGCTTCCCCGTGGTGCCAGGTTTGAAGTAAGGCCAGGAAAGACCATCCTGACCAACGGCAATCCTTCTGAGATCCTCCAGCCATTTAAGTTTGGTAACACCGATCCTGGCAACCTACAAATCGCTGGTGAGTTCATGCGGATGATGCTAATGGCTACTGGAACGGTAGATAGCTCAACTATGCCTGCTCCTACCACAGCAGACGGTGCTGGCATGAGTGCTGGCCTCTCAGCCATCATCAAGAAGAATAAGCGTACCTTGGTTAACTTCCAAGAACAGTTCCTTATTCCCTTTGTGAAGAAGGCTGCCTATCGGTTTATGCAGTTTGATCCTGAGAACTACCCTGCACAGGACTTCAACTTCATCGCTTCTAGCAATCTAGGCATCATTGCCCGTGAGTATGAGCAGATGCAGTTTATGAATCTACTCAAAACACTGGGTCCAGATAGCCCTGTAGTGCCGATTGTGCTCAAAGCCATCATCGAAAACAGCGGTTTGAACAGCCGTGAGCAGATTATTGCTCAGATGGATCAGATGATGCAGCCCAATCCAGAGGCACAGCAGGCCCAACAGATGGTTCAGCAGCTACAAATGCAGAATGCTCAGTTGCAAAATGCCAAACTTGAGTCTGAAGTGCTCCTAAACCAGACAAAAGCACAGGCAGAGTCCGTAGATACCCAGTTGAAACCAGCAGAATTGCAGGCTTCCATAGCTGCAAGCGCCTCTAAGTACCTTTCAGACTCCAATGACCCCACCGCTGAGTTTGAAAGACGCATCAAGGTAGCTAATCTGGCCCTAAAAGAGAAAGACATCGACACTAAGAAGGAAATTGCTAATCTTCAGGTCGTTGCTGCCCGTCAAAAATAAAAAAACTTGACAAAACCGGCAAAAAGTGCTTGACAAACTAATAAAAGTGTGGTAGAATTACGACAAATGTTACCAGAATTACAGCAGTATTACGAAGACAGGCTTTCTATGATGACCACCACAGCGTGGTCGCAACTCCTAGAAGACCTATTAGAGATGCGTACCCAGTACGAGAACATCCGCAACTGCGATGCAGTGACCCTAGAGTTTAAAAAAGGACAGGTAGACATTTTAGACTACATCATTGGTCTAAAAGACTTGTCACAACAAACTTACGAGGAACTGCAAAATGGCGAAAAGAATATTTGAATTCCGCTGTGCCAAAGCGCACATAAGCGAAAAGTATGTAGATGAGTCAGTAACAGTCATACAGTGTCCTCACTGTACAAATGACGCTACAAGGCTTATCTCAGCTCCTAGAATCTCTTTAGAAGGAATCACAGGAGATTTTCCTTCTGCAAGCAGAGCCTGGGAGAAGCGGCGAGAGTCGCACATGAAGTACGAGCGTAAAGTTGGTATTTCCGAGGGATAAGAGAACCCCCTCAAACGTAATAAGTGTTCTTTCTTAATGCTGTTGAGGCACGGGAGACAATAGATGGCTAGTTTTATTGAAGAAGGCGTTGAAGAAGTAGATCCTAACGAAGTATTGACTGACATTAGCACATCCGAACCAGAAGCGAAAGCAGAAGAACCGGTTGTTCAAGAGCAAGTTGAAGATGACGTTCCTGAGAAGTATCGGGGTAAAAGCGCCAAAGAGATTGCTCAGATGCACATGGAAGCCGAGAAGTTAATCGGCAGACAAGGCAGTGAAGTTGGTGAGTTACGGCGTGTTGTGGATGACTTCATCAAGACCCAAACTACAACAAAACAGCAACTGCAAGCGGAAGCTGACGAAGAAGTTGATTTCTTCGCTGATCCTAAACGTGCGGTAGAGAAGGCGATTGAAAACCATCCAAAGATTCGAGAGGCTGAAAAACTCTCCTCTGAGATGGCAGCGGCAAAGGCGTTTAACGAACTAAAAACACGGCATCCTGACTTCCAAGAAGTTGTTGCCGATCCTGCATTCCAGAATTGGGTTGCAGCCTCCAAAGTGAGGGCAGAGTTGTTTGTTCGTGCAGACCGTTCTTTTGATTATGATGCTGGTGATGAGTTGTTGTCTATCTGGAAAGAGCGTAGACAAGCAGCACAGCAGACAGTGTCAGCAGAGAAAGAGGTCCGTAGCCAAGCCGTAAAAGCAGCCACTACCACAGTGTCTTCGGGCAGTGATGAAGCACCCTCTAAGAAGATTTATCGCCGTGCAGACATTATTAAACTCATGCAAACGGACCCTGACAAGTATGACATGATGCAAAATGAAATCATGGCTGCTTACCGAGAGGGCAGAGTCCGATAACTTAACAATTTTAACAAAGGAAATTTATCATGCCTTTAGGTACCAATAACGTAGTACAATCGACAGTCAACACCGCAGGTTTTATTCCTGAGGTATGGTCTGACGAAATCATCGCTGCTTACAAGAAGAACCTAGTAGCAGCAAATCTGTTCAAGAAGATGTCCATGAAGGGTAAGAAGGGCGATGTTATGCACTTCCCGTCACCTGCTCGTGGCTCTGCTGCTGTTAAGACGGCTTCTTCGCAGGTTACTCTGATTGCTGAGAGTGGCACTGAGAAGACTGTTACGATTAACCAGCACTATGAGTACAGCCGTTTGATTGAAGACTTTGCTGAAGTTCAGGCTCTGTCCTCGCTTCGCCGTTTCTACACGGATGACGCTGGCTACGCTCTTGCTACCCGTATCGACACATCGCTGATCGAACTTGGTCGTGGTGCTCAGGGTGGTTCTGGAACAGCAGCTTACAACAAAGCATACCTTGCTGGTGATGGCTCAACGCTGTATGTTGACGGCACCAACATCGGTACGGCTTTGACGGATGCTGGTCTTCGCCGTGCAATCCAGCGTTTGGACGACAGCGATGTTCCGATGGACGGACGTTTCTTGATCGTTCCTCCTTCGACCCGCAACACCATGATGGGTCTTGCTCGTTTTACTGAGCAGGCTTTCATTGGTGATGGCGCTACCATCCGTAACGGTCAGATTGGTGACGTATACGGCGTTAAGGTCTTTGTAACGACCAACGCTGATACAGCAACGACAACGACAACCCGTATCGCTCTGTTGGCTCACCCAGAGGCATTTGTTCTGGTTGACCAGCTTGGTGTTCGTGTTCAGACCCAGTACAAACAAGAGTACCTTGGTACGCTGTTGACTGCTGACACGCTCTACGGTGTTGGTGAGTTGCGTGATACCTCTGCTGTGGCTCTTGCTGTTCCTGCCTAATCGGGAATGACAATCGGGGGCTGGCTCACAAGGCTGGCCCTCTTCTAACCACTTAAGGAGATTATTATGCCTATCAATCAAGGTCGTTCACAGTTTCAGGGCTTGTTCTCTGAAATGTGGACTTATTCTGAGTCTGTTAACTTTGGTAACGCTGCTACTGGCTCTGGTACGTTTGCATCTGTTGACGTAACAGTCCCTGGTGTTGCTCTTGGTGACATCGTTATGGGTGTCTCTATCGCTATTGACACTGTAGACACTGTTATCGCTGGTGCAGTAACTGCTGCTAATACGGTTACTCTGACTCTTTTAAATAACACTACTGGTGCTGTAAATCTTGATGCCGCCATTGTAGATTTTATTGTAGTACGCCCAGCATTCTAAACCTTACGGTTTTGCCTCTTAGGAGGCTTTTCTTTAGCATCTTCGTTGAGGGTGTTAAAGAAAACAACATAGAGGACTAAAATGATACCTCGCTGCTACCCTACTACCTATGCAACCGCAAACGGTACAACAAAAATGGTCGTAAACTCGCTTGCAAGCACTACTGGCTTAACTGCTTGGGTTGACTACATTCCCACAAAGAAATTAGGCTCTGCACCTGCACAATACAACACTTATGACAATGCCGGTGCTATGTTTGTAGATGTTCTTGCTAGTACGACAGGTAAAGTCGCAGGCATCGACTATATCAATGTCTATGAAGATGCAACATTAACCAAGGCTTGGTCAACAGACGCAAGCGGTTATATTCCAATCTGGTACGTCTAATATGGCGATATATCGTGGTCCCGGTGGTCCCGGCGATGCAACAGCCGATCAAGCAAGTACAGCACAGTTAGCACTTACTTATGCTAACCAGTCGGCTGCCAGCGCTGCTGCTGCGGCGGCATCAGCTCAGAGCACTATCAACTTTACTAACGATTTAGATGTAGCGGCCTCTTCGTTGCCTGCTGGCTCAACACCGACTGTAGCATATAACTCTACAACTGTATCTCTGTCATTTGGTATTCCTAACGGTGCTACTGGCCCGACAGGGTCTACTGGCCCACAAGGTCCCACTGGTTTAACAGGCCCTACTGGACCTACAGGCCCGACGGGTCCTACAGGCCCGACTGGTCCAACTGGATCAGCAGCTACGATTGCTGTAGGAACCACAACTACAGGCCCAGCAGGCGGTAGTGCTGCTGTAACCAATAGTGGTTCGTCTTCAGCGGCAGTCTTTAACTTTACTATTCCAACTGGTCCTACCGGCCCTACAGGACCTACAGGGCCAACTGGACCGACTGGCCCAACAGGACCCACGGGTGCTCCAGGCCCAACAGGCCCAACAGGGTTAACTGGTCCTACGGGTCCAACAGGACCGCAAGGTATTCAGGGCGATCCCGGACCTACCGGCCCAACTGGCCCAACAGGACCTACTGGACCGACTGGGGCTACTGGTCCTACTGGCCCCGGTGTTGCTGCTGGCGGCACTACTGGACAGTATCTAAAGAAAGCATCTAACACTAACTATGACACCACATGGGATACTCCTACTGGCGGTCAGTTTGAAGGCGCTGCTACTAACAAGGCAATCTTTTGGAATGCTCAATCAATTGCAGAGAACATTACAATAACTGGAACACACAATGCTGGTTCTATCGGGCCTATTACAATTGATTCTGGGTATGCAGTTACGGTAAACTCTGGCGCAATATGGGTGGTGATCTAATATGGCTATTGTTTTAGATGGTACAAGCGGAATTACACAACCAAACACGACTGGTTCTTTTGGTATCCCAGTAGGAACGACCGACCAGAGACCAACAGGTGCTGCTGGGATGATTCGGTACAACACTACGGTAGGAATCCCAGAATGGTATGACGAATCATCTTCGTCATGGCAAAACTTTTATTCGCCGCCTGTTTATAATGTTGAATACTTGGTTGTTGCTGGTGGTGGTGCTGGTGGAACAACTTATGGTGGTGGCGGCGGTGCTGGCGG